ATATAGTATTATATTTATATGAGTATCAAAGCTGGAAAAATTTGGGGTCAAACAGAGCTAATTCATGCGAATGGCGTGCTTGAATTCCACCGCATAGAATACAAAGCGGGATATAAATGTAGTGAACATGAACATCAATTCAAATGGAATGGCTTCTTTGTTGAGTCAGGAAAAATGTTGATAAGAGTTTGGCAAGAAGATCAAGAAGGTCTTGTTGATGAAACTATCTTAGGTCCAGGAGAATTTACGCAAGTAAAACCTGGTAAGATACACCAATTTGAAGGTATTGAAGATGGTGTAGCTTTTGAGTTATATTGGGCAGAGTTCAATCATAATGATATTATAAGAAGAACTGTAGGAACTAAAACATAATGGGTAAATTTTTAAAAACATCTATGGATGAAAAAGTAATTCACTATCTAGCAATTGAACTACACAAGCTAGATCCTGATAACGATACATTAAATAGATTAAAGTCAATGCAAAATGACAATGGCTTTGAATTAGATAAAGTACTAAAAGAATATGACAAAACGAAAACCTATCCAACGCATTACAATACCGATGGTACATGGAAAAACCCGCCAGGCAAAAGTACTATTTGGCCAGGATAGTCCATACGGTCATAAAGTAGAAAAAGACAAAACAAAAGTAATACCACGAAAATCTAAATATAACAAAAAGTTATAAAAGGAATATTCTTTAGATCAATGCCAGTTTGTCACACTATATAAGTGATAAATTATTTTAACCCGATTATATATCTAGTAAATGACAATGACCTTTAAAAAATACAAAGCTGAACATCCGAAAATTTGCCGATTCTGTGAAGTAGCTCGCGATATTAGTATCCTAGTTGGTACTATATTCATGCCACTTCTACTCGCAATGATCGGACACTACAGCTACTACTGACCAAGCTATACTGAATAGCTAACAAAAAAATAGGGGCACATAGGTATAAATATAATAGACTTGCTGATAATCAGGAGTCTTTTGTAAACTTGCTTTAATAAGGAGGAAACTATGAACGCAATTACATTCCCACGATCGGCCTTTATCGGATTCGATCAACTCTTCAACGAACTAGAATCATCTGTATGGAAAGACACACAGTCTTATCCACCACACAACATCATTAAGATTAGTGAAGAAAAATTTGCTATCGAATTGGCTGTTGCTGGATTTAGTATGGATGCAATCGATATTACTGTCAAAGACGGTGAGTTGTTTGTTGCAGGCAAAGCTGAAAAGAAAGATAAGAACTATGTACACAAAGGTATTAGTTCAAGACACTTTCAAAAAGCTTTTAAACTTCAAGAACATGTTGAAGTCACTGATGCCAATTTATCTGATGGTATTTTAAGCATCTCTTTGGAACTAAAAGTTCCTGAAGAGAAGAAGCCAAAGTCTATTAAGATTAATAAAGGCGAGCCTGAATATCTGAAAGGATAATCAAAAAAAAATCTCTAGTAGTGGTATAAATATATCATGGAGTTGGTATACTCTTCATAAAACAACCAACAAAGGAATATTATGTCACTACTAGAAAAACTCAAAAAAACGTCAACGGTAAAATCAACAGCCGTTCTTGCTGAATCAGCATTATTCAACAAAAAAGATATGGTCCCAACAGATATACCTGTTGTTAACATTGCACTATCTGGAAAAGTTGAAGGTGGTCTTACTTCAGGCCTTACAATACTTGCTGGTCCATCAAAACATTTCAAATCAAACTTAGCTTTACTTATGGCTTCTGCATATCTTAGAAAATATGAAGATGCTGTATGTCTATTATATGATACAGAATTCGGTATCACACCTGAATATCTTCAAAGTATGAATGTAGATCCTAAAAGATGTATGCATACACCAATAGAACATGTAGAACAACTTAAGTTTGATATTACAAAACAATTAGAACAAATTGACAAAGGCGATAAGGTCATTATACTTATTGATTCAGTTGGTAATTTAGCTTCAAAGAAAGAACTTGAAGATGCACTTGATGGTAAGTCAGTTGCTGATATGTCAAGAGCTAAAGCAATTAAATCTTTATTTAGAATAATTACACCTTACCTAACAACAAGAGATATACCATTAGTTGCGGTAAATCATACATATAAAGAGATTGGCATGTTCCCTAAAGACATTATGTCTGGTGGTTCAGGTATTTACTACTCAGCCAATCAAATATTATTTATGGGTAGGCAACAAGAAAAAGATGGTACAGAAATCTCAGGTTATAACTTTATGATGGGTGTTGAAAAATCTAGATTTGTAAGAGAAAAAACAAGACTTCCATTATCAATATCATGGGAAGGTGGCATTAACAAATGGTCAGGCCTTCTTGATATCGGACTAGAACTTGGATGGATTACTAAACCATCTGTTGGTTGGTTCGAAGGTACTAATCCTAATACAGGTGAAGTATTTTTAAAGAAAAGACGAGCAGAAACTAATTCATCAGAGTATTGGCTACCATTACTTAAGTCTGGTTTTAGTGATGCTATTGAAAAAAGATATGCAATTGGTTCTATTCAATCAGTAGTGGAGGAAAATGTCGAAGTTGTCGAAGAAGATTCAACCGTTGATAACGATCAATGATCAGCCGTATCTTCATATAGATCTATTAGATAATAATACTGCAAGTGAAATTCATCAAGAAGTAGTATGGGGTATGTCAATGACTGACAATACTATATTTAGTGTTGGTGATGACTATAGTCGTGGTGATGCATATACCAAATATTTTGATTCAGATTTTTTAGATGTAAAATATGCTAGGCAGGCATTATCAGAAGATGAAGAACAAAGAATCAAGTCATTACCAGTTGATGATTTTAAAAAGCAAAAGATTATGGAAAGGTATCTTAAGTTCTCTAAAGGTGCTTATTACCCATGGAGAGATGTATATCCAATCATGTGGTCTCAATGGAATGAACAAGAACATATTCATGGTAAGTATATTCCAGATGAAGCAAAGAAATTATTTCCTGGTACAATTAAATGGATATGGTCAAAGCTACCATTTAAGCAAATTGGTAGAGTGAATATATTTGGTGTAGATAGTTCTCAACATATTACGGTACATAGAGATAATAATCCATTTGTAATGGGTAGTGATCATCATTCAATTATGTTAAGTCCAGCAAAAAACAAAAGGAGTTTTATATACGACCAAGAAAATGATAAGAAACATTATGTAGATAGCAACTGTTATGTATTTCATGATCTTAATTATCATGGTGTTGATCCTAATCCACAATGGACATACACTATTAGAGTAGATGGAATATTTACAGACACATTTTTAAACAACTTAGAATATAGGAGGCCATGGAATGTCAAAAAACAATCCTAAGAATTTTAAATCATATATAGACCCTGAAGGTGGTGAATGGATAGAAGTCACCGGTAAAGGTCATAAATATAATGGTGTTATATGGAGACCAGTAGATATGGATCTTAAAGAAGATAAGATTAAATTTCAAGTAGAGTTTCTCACTATCGAAGATGCTGAGAAATATGCTAAAGAATCAAAGTTTGAACAAATGGCATCTGATATTATAGCAGACATATTAAACGTGAAAAAGAATGATGCACCGAGTATAATTATTCCATGAGTGTTGATTCAACAGAACTTAGAAAAGGTATCTTATACAATATGATGGTCAACGAAGACTATTGTAGAAAAGTTGCACCATTTCTTAAAGATGATTATTTTACAGAAAAGCATGAGAAAGTTATTCTCGAAGAAGTTGTAAGATACTTTAATAAGAACAATGCATTACCTAGTTCTGCTGCACTTAAAATTGAAGTTGAATCAAGAACTGATTTGACTGAGCCAATTTATAACTCTATTCAAGATTTTCTAAATAAAGATATACAGCCAATTAATAAAACTGATTGGTTAGTTGATAAAACAGAAATGTGGTGTCAAGAGCGTGCAATAGTAAATGCAGTATATAAAGCTGTTAATGTTATTGGTGGTGATGATAAGAAAACTCCAATGACAGCATTACCTGAATTATTACATGATGCTATTGGTACTTCATTTGATAAATCTGTAGGTCATGATTATACAGAACAAGTTGAAGAAAGATGGGATTACTATAATAAGAAAGAAAACAAATTAGAAACTGGTCTTGAACATTTAGATTATATCTTACGTGGTGGTATTCCTGAAAAAACACTTGGTGTTATTATGGCTGGTACTGGTGTAGGTAAATCTTTATTTATGTGTTCAGTATCATCAAGTTTACTTGAACGTGGTAAAAATATTCTTTATATTACTATGGAAATGGCAGAAGAAAAGATTGCACAAAGAATTGATCAGAATTTACTTGACATGACTCAAGAAGAATTAGATTCTGTTGGTAAAGATAACTTCTTAAAAAGATTCCAAACATTAAGAACAAAAACACAAGGTAGATTAGTTGTAAAAGAATATCCTACTGGTATGGCTACTGCAGCACACTTCAGATCTTTACTTAAAGAACTTGATATGAAGAAAACATTTGTACCTGATTTAATATGTATTGATTATCTTAATATTTGTAATTCTCTTAGTATAGGTAAAAATGCAAACAGCTATGAAAAGATAAAAGCTATTGCTGAAGAACTTCGTGCATTAGCTATGGAATACAATGTTCCTGTATTAACTGCTACACAAACAAATAGACAAGGCATGAATGATGCTGATGTTGGTATGACTGATGTTTCAGAATCATTTGGTTTACCTATGACAGCGGATTACTTCTTTGCTATGACTACAAATGATCAACTTAGAAATGATATGATGATTAGATTCAGTCAACTTAAGAATCGTTATGGTGATCCAGCAGATAGAAAAAACTGGCTACTCGGTGTTGATTATGAACATATGAAAGTCACTGATATAAAAGATCAACCTACACATATAGAAGCACAAAATCATGCAGCCAAAAATCCACAAACTGCTCAGCCTACCCTCAATATTGATTGGACCTAAACCATTCTCTTAGAGTATAAAAAATATACTC